CGGGCGGCGTCATGGACGCCCTCACGCCGCTGCTATTCGAGGAGCGGCGTGGCCCGAGCGACTTAGGGAGGTCCTCGTTCTCAGCGTGGGCTTCGCGTCAGGCGCGAGCCATCTCGGACGCCCTCCATTTACCTGGATGGGTCCTCGAGACTTTCGCAGCCATTGTGGGCGCCGTCTTTTCGCAAGGCGAAGCCCTCACCATAGATCTTGTCGTAACCGTCGCGGAATTCATTGACTGGCTCGCAGACCACAACGTGGTGTGCGAGACCAGAGGCTTCCTCGACTACGTGAACGACAAACTCAACACCCTCACACCTGACGTTGACAGACGGAAGAATGTGTGGGCTGTCCTTTCCAAGAAGCGAATCGAACGGCTACGCCGAGGCGAGCTGCTCGCGCTGTCCCTCCGGGACATGCGCTGTAACACGCCCGCCACCGACGCCATACCGTGGATGACACGACTACTCAACAGGCACCACCCTGACGGCGAGACCCTAGAAGAGGACTACCTCTACAGGTTCCCGTCGTGGCTGCCCCACAAGCCGCGCGTAAGCGAGCAAGAGTATAATTACCCTAGCTTGCTGCATGAGGCTGAAGCAGCAATCGACCCGGAACTCACCGAAAGGGTGGCAAACTACCTGGCCTTAGGCGGCCAGGTGGGCCTAGACGGCATGTGGGCGGCGACAGACGATATGCGCGAGCGAGTAACGTCGCGCTACTTCTCCGAGCCGCCCAGAATGACCCAGGACGACGAGGACCTCGCGCACGAGTTGGCGAACTTCCTCTTCGAAACCCACAAGGACGCGTTCGACGCGCCCGCCTTAGTGCGGCCGGAGACGGTGAGAACGCGCTTAAACAAGAAAGGGAGGCCAGGACTCCCTTTCATCCAGAAAGTGCGCACCCGGCGCGCCCTGGAAACGACCGGCTGGATGAAGGCTATTATTTCAGCGACGTACGAGTGCCTCGAGACGGGTGAATACCCGCCTGACGCTTATACGGAATTCGCTAAGATGATGGTTCTCCCAGCCACAACAGTGACAACGAAAGGGCCGCGAACAATCATGGCCACGTCGCTCGTCACAAACTTCGTAAATGGAGTCTACGAGCTCGAGCGGCGCACACGGAAAGTGTGGCCGACCACGAACACGGGACTCGGGGCACCGCTAACCTCAGGTTACCTGGGGGAGGTCTTCGAAAAAGTGGCCTCACGGAAGCGCGTATTCGTCGCAGATGCGACGGCATACGATGCGAACGTGCCGCCAGTGCTGTTCGAGGTCCTCTCCATCCTAGGGGAGCTAGGCGCCGCCAACTCCATACCCGCGATCGGCCAAGCGCTACGTCAGAAGTACGTGCGCTTGCAGAACGCGGTGATCGTCGACTTGCCCACTGGTAAACAGTGGGTCAAGTCGCGGGGAGGGGCTACGGGCCAAAGCGCGACGTCCTGGGACAACACGTGGACCATGCGTGCCCTAATCATAGGGAGCTGGGCGCGTGCAACAGGGCTGCCCATCAATGAATTCTACCTGCACAACACCGTGCACAACACGGGCGATGACAACGTGTGGGGGACTGACTCCGACGTCAGCCCCCAAGCGCTATCTCGTGCAGCGCGCGACTTGTTCGGAGTCGACGTCAGAATCGAGTTCGAGGGCGTCGACGCGCTTAGCTACCTATCAAAGAAAGCAGTCCGAGTGGCCGACCACCCGGAACTACGTTCTGAAATCCTGCGCGTCCTGCCCGTGGTCCCTGAGTGGACCGCGATGCACGACCAAGCGCGGCTCCTGTCGCGCCGAGGCGCGGTGGTGTCGCGCTTTGCAGGCGCACCATACCAGGCGTATAAACAGCACCTGGCAGAGCGGTCGGTGGGACACGCTCTTCTGAGCGTCCACAACCGACCCCTATACAACATGCTGGCACACGAGTGGATGGAGGACGTGCGCAAATACATTGCAGCACGGCCCTACGCAGTCATATACGACGTCACTCGCGACGCGAACGGTGACCTCGAAGGCGTGAGCGCGCGGTTCACAAAGAACTACGTGCCCACAGCACTTCAGGCCAAACGAATGCAGGCAGCAACCAAAGGAGGGCTGAAATTCCCTTCTTACCAGCGGGTCTTGGAGGCGAACTACACCGCCAAGGCCCAGCCCGAACTCTCGCAATACGCGAAGGTCCGGGTGATGCCGACCTTTGAGTCGGTGATACGAGAGCACGTGGTCCGCGCACGGGTGGCCTACCACTCATGGCTGCCCGATGCCCTGATCAAGCTCTCTCCTAGCCCGTCAGCAGCCCCGCATAGTGCGATCGTGACGGTGCACGGGTTCCCAGTCGAAAAATACGTCTGGCGAACCATGGCGCCCACGGTTACTCTATCAGAGTTCGCCGCCGAACTGCGCCAGGCCCCGTATTCGTCATCGACAGACGCGACGGGGTTCTGGTGGTACCTTGAGCTGCCAGGGGTGCGTGAGGAACTCCTCAACGCCCCGATGGCACTCATCCGAGGGAGGATGGTCGTCACGACTGTCGTCTACGTGTTCCTTACCGAACTCGTGCACATGCTGAGAGGAAGCAGGGTGGGCTTGCTCGTAGAAGCGTTCCAGGTATACACTCAGGACGCTCCACGGCTATTCGCCCTGCTCGACTCACTGCACTGGCTCGACACGGGAAGGTCAAGTGCCGCAATTTCGACACTGACACCAAAAGACCCTTACGCGACACAAAAACATGTCGCAGTATGGGTCGCTACATTCGTGTGGGACGGCTTCGCAGTCTGCTTGGGCGCCCTGGCTTCGTTCGGAGTCATGGCACGCATCGCAGAGTTGATTGCCCACCTACGCAACCTACGTGTGGCGCGCGACCTAGACCTGGGGCTTAAAACGCCCCACGCGAACAGGTGGCACCCTTACATCCCTCTCATAACTAGCACGCTAGCATGGGAGGGAAAATGCATGTCGCTTTCGGCCCCCACTAGCACGGGCAAAAGCACCGAACTACCGGCTGCTTTGCTGCTTGATGCGACACGGGAGGTCTGGCTAGTGGTCCACACGAGATATTTGCGGGACACTTACCAGAACCCCTGGGTTCACTATGAAGAGACCCAGAAACTCAGCGCGGGCATCAACAAATTTCCCGCGCGCCTATACGTGTGCACTTATGGGCACTTCTGCGCACGCCTCGCGAGCGCTGAAGGCCCCGCCGAAGACGCAATCGTTATCTTCGACGAGTTCCACGCACGCATGCCTATCCAAGGCATAGCGTCACACCGCTGCGCGGGGGTTTGCCGCATCATCTTTGCGACAGCGACCCCCGACGCACTATACGAACCAGAAGGCACGCCCCACGTGAGCATACCTTTGGAACGTGAGTGGGGAGAGGTGGTTCCAACGAGGCTGAACTTGCCACCGATGGAGCTTTACAAAGAGGCGAAACGCGCAGGCGAAGACACCTCAAGAGTATTATTCATTCTCCCCACAATCAGGGCCGTCGACGAAGTGACACTCGCCCTGCTTAGCATGGGCGAGCAAGCCACCGCAGTGACCGCCAAACGGCGTACAATGCCGTCACAAGGCCACGTCGTAGCAACCCCAGTCGCCGAGGCGGGCGTGAACATCACGCCCCCTGCTACTGGGTTGGTTGACAGCGGCCTAACACACTCGCAGTCGCGAGGCGTCTTAACAACGCGACCCACGACTGCACACGAGCACGTCCAGCGACTGGGCCGCGTCGGCAGACGCGGCGCAGGCTGGGCGTACACAAACACAGTGGGCGGGAGCGGCGAAACGCCACTCCCGTACCCGTCGTACCTCGACATAATCGCGGGAGGCCATGCTAGGGCATGGCTACTCACGCGCCTCGAAATCGACGACGACTTAGAGTGGCTTCCAGGCCACTCAATGGTTGACACGCACATGCGGCTCGCCGTCCCGGACACATGCCGGGACGTGCGAGCGGCGCTTCAAGCCTGGTGGCTTATGAGTGTTGCCGCAGGCAGCCCCTCATACGCTAACCGCATGTACGACCAAGTGGCGCTTACGGGGTGGCCCGAGGAGCTTGACGCTGTGTCAAACCTTCTCGGGTCGCTACGGTACCTAGCGCCGCGATCCCACATCCAGCCCTGGCTGGACGCCATCCCCTTCGAGATTTCGAGAGGAGGGCGCCTGTACCGAGTGCGGACTCTCATAGTGCGCAACGGTCAAATCACACACTAACGCGCCCAGGGGCGCGTCTCCACCGACCCCGGGGTTGAGACCCCTCGAGGAAGGCAAAGCTCATGGAGCATTTTGAAAGCGGAAGTAGCGGGACGCAAGCTGCTGTGCGCCGCGCGAGGATGGTAACTCGCAACGCACAGCAGTCGCAGGGACGGGCGCGCGTTAACACGCCCGGTTCGCGGATGCAGCGACCTGATCGGCTACTCAAAACCTCCGGCCAAGATAGTCACCACATGACGCCAATCTGCAGGACGCGGTTCACCTTAATGAGACTTGCGGGGCGAACGCCCGTAACACGCAGAGGCTCACGACACCGTAGACGCGCACGTGCGACGCGAGCTTGGCTGCTCACGCGTGAACACTCACTTATAACTTATGGCCGGTTCCCTCAGCTAGTGAAGAGTTCACCTAGCTATCAT